CTGAGCAGGAGGATGAAACAATGAACGCAACAGCGGCGCAGAAGATGACGCTGAATTCGCTGAGCGAGATCGTGGAGCAGTTGCAGCAGATCGCGCAGCGGCTTGAGGAACTGCACAAACGGATGGATGAGCTGAAGGCCGATCTGGAAAGCCTGAAGGCTCAGAAGCGATAACGGACGATGACGTCATGACGTTCACACTGAACCTGACGCTGCCGCTGTCGAACTTGACGCGGGTACGGCTTGCCATCGGGGATATTCACGAGGACGCGCCGATCTTCAGCGATGAACTCATCAACGCGCAGATCGCGGCCGAAGGCACGTGGCAAAAAGCGACGATCGCTTGCTTGCGGACGCTGATCGCGGACTTGAGTTCGCGTCCCGACTTTCAAGCTGACTGGCTGAAAGTCGATGCAAGCACGGCTGTCCGCGCGCTGCAGGAGCGGTTGGCGGATTTTCAGGCTCAACATGAACTGTTGATGCTTGATGCAAGCAGCGTGCAAGGTATCACGTGGACGGATGACGCGGACGGGTAGAAGACGATGTACAGCCGGCTGGCGGGGCACGCGAAGCGCGAGTTCCTCACACAACGGGCGCGCATCGAACGGGCGAACAACGCGGTCGATGCGCTGGGTGTCCCAAATGCGATATGGGTAATCAGCGCTGATGACGTCCCCTGCCGGGTGATCCGCGCCGGTCGCAGCAATCAGGACGCTGCTTCAAGCGCTGGCGGGGTCGAAGCGCTTCCGCGGCAGTACCGGATCGCTTTCCCGCGGGATACTGAAGTGGGCGCGGACTACCGGGTGATCGTAAGCGGGGTGACGTATTCGGTCGTCGGCGTGGAGACGGCGCTGACAGACAAGTTTTTCGTGACGGTACTGGTCGTGAGGAGATAATCATGGCGGATATCACAGTGACGGCGGCCAACGTGAAGCCGGGGCCGCGCGCGGTTATCGCGCAAGGAATTGCGGGTGCGACGATCGCTGCTGGGCAGGCGGTGTACCTCGATACCGCGGTGATGAAGCTGAAACTGGCGGACGCCAACGGCACGGCGGCGGAAGCGGCGGTTGTTGGGATTGCGCTCAACAACGCCAGCACGGATCAGCCACTGGCCTATGTCGTCGAGGACGATGACTTCACGCCGGGGGCAGCGATCACCAACGGCACGCTCTACGTGTTGTCGGCCAACCCCGGCGGGATCGCGCCGTCGGCTGACATTGTGGCCGGCTGGCGGCCCGCGCTTCTCTTCATCGGGAAAACAGGCGGTAAAGCGACGATGAAGATCGTTCGCACCGGCGTGGCGGTGTAAGCATGGATATCCGGGTCAACACGCGCATGCTCGACCGGCTGGCGCGGCAGACGCCGGAACGGCTTGACCAGGTCGCAGCGGCGGCAGCCCACGGCATTCTGACCGATATCGTCCGCGCTTTCGGCAGCGGGCCGGACGGGCGGGAATACCGGCGCGGGAACGTGGTGCATGTCGCATCGCAGCCGGGGTATCCGCCCAACGTCGATACCGGGGCGCTGCGGGCCAGCATGCAAGTGCAGCGCGTCGGTCATGCGCATTACCGGGTATCCGACGGGGTTGAGTACGGGATCGACCTTGAACTCGGCAGAACCCGGATGGCGCCGCGCCCGTTTGTGACGCCTGTGGTCGAGGACTGGAGCCGAAGCGTGTTCGCGCGGTTCATCCGCAGCTCAAACTTCTTGCGTTGAGGTGGCGCTATGACCATACCGGTACCTGATCAGCATCCACTGACCGTTGTGTTGCGCGCGGTACGGGGGCGGCTCACAGCTCAACCTGAAGTTTGGGGCCAGCGGGTGTACTTTGAGCTTGCGCCGCCGGATGCGGTTCGACCGCTTGTGCTGTACAGCGTGCAGGACGCGCGCGAAGTGAATTTGAGCCGGCGGCAAGACGCGGCAATCCTTCTGCTGATCAAGGCGGTTGCGGACGATCTGGAAAGGGCGCTCATCGGCGCGCAGCGGGTTGCGGCGTTACTGAACGACGCTGGCGATCAGGACGCCAACGGCACGGCGCTGGCGGCTTCCGGCGGCTGGCGGATGACAACGGTGACGCAAGAACGTCACGTGCAGTATTCGGAACTGGTCGATGGTAACCGGGTGTACCACGCCGGCGGGGTCTATCGGTTCATCATGGATAGCAATGGATAGCAGGAGTTGATCATGGCCGCGTTCAACGGGAACAATGCCTATCTCGCAATCGACAACACGAGCGTCAACGCCTATTGGGTCGAGTTGGAACTGGAGCCGTCGATCGAGACGGTGGACGTCACCGCTGGCAGTGGGACGACCCATCGTCAGCGCAGCGGCGGGCTGGAAGATCACACGGCCAGTTGCGTGATCATCTACGACGATACCAATCTGAGCACGTACATCCAGAAGCTGCGCCCAGGTTTACACACGTTCGATTACGGCCCTGAAGGGAATGCGACCGGCAAGCCGCGTCACACGCAGCAGTTCTACATCACCAAAGCCCCGCATAAGGTGACGGTCGAGAAAGATCGCGTGGTCTTCACCCTGTCCCTTGAAGCCGCGGCGGCTCCGACGAACAACATGTATGCGGGGGCGGTCTGGCCATGAGCAATAAACCGGTGTTCGACTTTTCTCAACTGACGTGGGGGGACATGAAGTCGTTGGCTCGCGCGCAGGCGATGATCAAGCGGGCTGATGCGACCGGGGATGACGAACTGGCCGAAGCCGGGTTCAAGGCGCTGCAGGAACATCTGGCCCGCTGCGTCAAGTTCATCCCGCCGTCATGGGTCGTCGGCGGTGAGGCGCTGGACTGGAGCAGCCCGGCGTCGTTCGACCGGCTGCGCGCAAGCAAGATGACCGAACTCCTCATCTCGCTGGCAGAAGCGCAGCGAAGTGAGAACGCATCGGGAAACTAGGGGGCAGCCTGTTTCTGGCAATGGTCACGAAACAGGCTGCGCTTGACTCCGAAGAAGTCTGGCGCGTCAACCGGGTTCGGCTGGCCATGTTGCTGCACCGGTTACCGCATGAGATCGACAAAATGCCGTTTCAGGATGTTGTGGACGTGATGGAGGTCGAGCGCGCCGAGCGTATGTACACTGAAGTGCAGCAGGCCAAACGAGGACGATGAGGTTGAACTATGCCAGCACAAGAAGTCGCGTCGCTGTACGCGACGATCCGCCTTGCCGACCAGATCAGTTCACCGCTGCGCAACGTCAGCAGTGCACTTTCATCGCTCGGCGGGACGTTACAGCGTGTTGGGCTGAACGTATCCGCGTTGTCTGTCCCACTTGGTGGGCTGTACGCGGCGGGATTGAACGCCGCGGCGGGCTTCGAGGCGGTTGTCAACCAACTGCAAACGTTCGGTGGGTTGGCCGGCGACCAGTTGGAAGCCGTCCGTCAACGGGCGCTGCAGCTTGGCGCAGATACCATGTTTAGCGCTTCGGACGCGGCCAGTGCGATGCTTGAACTGGTCAAAGCCGGTCAAGACGTCGAGACGGCGATGGAGAGCGCCAATGCGGCGATGACGCTGGCCGCGACCGGCGGGCTGTCGATGCAAGAAGCCGCGAGCGTGCTTGCGACAACGCTGAACAACTTCAACCTCGATCCGCTGACTGAAGCAACGCGTGTGGTCGATGCACTGGCGCAAGCGGCCAACGCAAGCACGGCGGACGTCACCGAAATGGCGCAAGCGTTGGCCAACGTCGGCGCGCTTCCGGCGCAGTTCGGTATGTCGATCGAGGAGACGGCGGCGGTACTGGCCGTGTTCGCGGATAGCGGGGTGCGCGGGGCGGAAGCCGGTACGCAGCTCCGGTCGATGCTTCTCAACATGACCCGTCCGACCGATGAAGTTCGGGAGGCTTGGGAACGGTTGGGGACGTCGTTCTACACCGCAACCGGGCAGCTCAGGCCGTTGGATGAAGTCATCGACGAGATCGCTGCTGGCCTGCGCGGCATGACGACGGAAGAACAGAACGAGATCTTGCAGCGGTTGGCCGGCAGCTACGGCGTTGTCGGCCTGAGCGCGCTGGTCGCCGCCGGCGGGATTGATACAGCTCTGGCGGCGATGGAAGCAGCCCCGGAAGCAGCCGCGCTTGCGGAAGGAGCGATGAGCACCTTCAACGGGCGGCTTGAAGCGCTGAAGGGGTCGCTTGAGACGGTGATGATCAACGTGTTCACGCCGTTCATGGAGAACACGTTGAAGCCGCTGGTGGATACGGTCATAAGCGTCGTCAACAGCATCAACGAGTGGGCGCAGGCCAATCCGGAACTGGCGAACACACTGGTGCAGATCGGCGCGATCGTCATCGCCGTCGGCCCGGCGCTGATAGCCCTCGGCACGGTGATGCAAGGCTTCGGCTTCGCAATCTCGACGGTGACGACGATCGTCGGCGGGTTGAGCGCGGCGCTGACGTTCTTGCTCAGCCCGATCGGGCTGGCGATTGCGGCGGCAGCGGCGCTGACGGTGGCGTACCTGACCAACTTCGGCGGGGTACGCGACTTCATCGACAATGAGGTCAGGCCGCGCATCGAAGCTTTCATCGGCGTGCTTGCGGGGATCTGGGAGGCGGTGCGACCAGGGCTTGAAGCGCTGATCAATTGGTTCGGACGCTCACTGGCCAACGCTTACACGTTCCTGACTGAAGTGGTCGTCCCCGGTATCAGCGGTTTCATCAACATGCTGGCGGCACTCTGGCAGCTTGCCGGGCCGGCGCTGGAGGCGCTGTACGGTTGGTTCATGGAAACCGGGCTGCCGGCTGTTCAAGCGTTCCTTCAGGAGACGGTGCTTCCCGCGGTTCAGGGGCTGATCGACGTCCTCGCCGGCATTTGGGACGCGGTACGACCGGCGCTTGAAGCGCTGACGGCGGGTATTGGGCCGGTGATGAACACGATCGCTCAAGCGGCTGGCGCGGCGCGGGACGCGGTTCAAGGGCTGATCGACGCTATCGGGCGCATCCCGCAAGGACTCGGTGCCTGGCAGGGCGTGGGGCAGAACGCGCAAACGGCGGTCGGCATGGTGACTTCGGGACAAGTCAGCGTCGGGCAGTTCTTGAATGCGGCGGCCAACGCGATCGGCGCGGAGATCCGCGGGCGCGCTTCCGGCGGGCCGGTGCGCGGCGGCAGGCCATACATCGTCGGGGAAGCCGGGCCGGAACTGTTCGTGCCGGCTTCAAGCGGGATGATCGTCCCGAATTCGGCCCTTCAGGGCGGGCAAACGGTCAACGTCTACTTGACGGCGTATGGAGCGTCAGCGCATGAGTTGTACGAGATGGTGCGGCGCGCGGCGCGGGAGCGGGCTGGATGACAACGATCAGTGTTGAACTGCGTGTTTACATTGACCTGTACAGTAACGGCAGCTTCAGCGACCCGAATGAGAACGTCAGCGCATATGTTCGCGCTGCGAACTGGTTCATCGGCTGGCGTGAACCGTACCAGAACGTTGCGGACACCCCGACCGCAACTATCACGCTGGACAACATCTCGCGGACGTTCTCTCCGGAAGTGCCGGGGTCTCTGTTCAACATATACCAACCGCTGAACCGTCAGGTTAAGATAGCGGTCTGGCGCTTCGACACCAACACGGAAGTGGATCTCTGGCGCGGATGGATTGATAAAATTAACGTCACTCCGGGGCAATACACCGGGGACTGGTCAGTGACGCTGCACTGTGTTGGACACAAAGCGTTTATCGACAAGACCCCGCTTGTACTACCGCTGCAAGAAGCGAAATCGGCCCCTCAGATCATTGACGCCGTGTTTGACGCAACGGTGCAGCCGATCGCCAAGAGTTTGCAAACCGGCGCGTTCATCTACCCGTATGCCGGGGATACGTTCGATGACTATGCTTCGGGGTACGACGCAATCGCAGCGGTGACCCGGTCAGATCTGGGGCGGTTCTGGTATGACCGTTCCGGGACGGCGCGGTTCTGGAACAAGACAACGATCGCGACCACGACTGCTGAGACTTACAGCAATATGCCGTACCAGTCGTTGACCTACACCTGGGGGCGCGATCTGACCAACGACGTTCGGGTGAGAGCTTACCCGCGCAGCATCAGCCCGACGAACAACGAGACGTTGTGGGCGCTGCAAGGGGTGATCGTCATCCCGCCGGGCGGAAGCAAGACACTGCGCGCGCTTTTCAACGACGGGACGGGTGCGAAAGTCGCCGGACGCAACTTGCAGACGCCGAGCGCGAATGCCGGCACGCTGGTATTCACCGGCGGCCCGGTCAGTGTGTCAGCTTTCGCTGCGGACGCGCGTGGGGTTGAGATCACCCTGACAAACACGGGGACGAGTGACGCAACTGTAACAACCCTGATCGTCAAGGGGCAGAAGATCACCGCGCTGAACGCTGAAGAGACCAGCATCGAAGAACCTGCAAGCATCTCAGTCAACGGACGGCGCATGTACAGCGTCGATATGCCGCTGCTGTACAGTTCTGATCTCGCGCGCAACGTCGCGGAGTACATCCTCCGCCGTCGCTGGTATAAACCGAACGGCGCGGTAGAGACGCTGACGCTCATCGGTACAGCGCAAAACATTCATGTCAGCGTGATGAGCGTCACGGTGATGAGCCGTATCACGGTCAACGAGTACCAGACCGGCCATACCGGCGTCTATTGGGTCATCGGTGAAGAACATGCGTGGACAGCAGGTTCGCGTTGGGAGACGGTGTACACCGTTGAACCGGCGAACACAACCTTGTTCTGGTTGGTTGAAGTGCCGGGACGAAGTGAATTGAACCACACAACCATCCTCGGACTGTAGGAGTGCAACACGATGCCGTGGTATACCCCGATTACGTGGACGGTCGGACATTACGTGACCGCGCTGGATCTCAATCAGCAGATCCGTGACAACATGAACCATATTAAGGCGCGCATTGATACAGCGTTCCCGGCTAATACGCAGACGGTACTGGCGGGAACGTGGTCAACTACGT